TTAACAATGTCTTCGTTAAAGCCCATTGCGATCAGTTCGCTACGGGTAATCATTCGGCGGTGGGCAACGAATGGGGAATCCTTGACAGTGCGGCCAGCCTTGGCAATCAGGAATTCTTCAGGAGGCACATTGGAAATCTTGACCTTGCCTGACTTCTCTACCTTCTTGATGGTTACATCGTGAACACCATAGGTAGCGGCTACACCCATCTCATCAAAGACAGGATTGCCCATTGGGTCAAGAATAGGATTGGTAACAGTGTCTTGTTCAACGACCTCAATGCTCTTGTCTTGCAACAACATTGCCAGTTCGTCATCAGACAAACCTTCGTAGGTTTCTTTAGTTACATCTTCCTTGTCTTCCCAAACAGCTTTCACAATGCCGTTTTTCTGCAACAAAGCGTCAAAGAACCAATCGTGCATGATTATCACGCCCGGATTGTCCTTAAGGAAGATGTGATTCAGGTAATCAGTTGCTTGCTTTGCGCCAGCTTCATCGCCGGGGCCAACAGGGTCAGCAACAACAATCTGGTCTGAGCCAGTAAAGATGCGGATCAGTGCGGGTAAAGCACCATCAATAGCTTCTGCAACTTCGCCAGTAACGATTGAGGACTTGCCCTCTACCTCATTCCCGTAAGGTTGACGCAAGTACGCTTGCAGGGATTGCTTACGCTGTTCAACCGTTTCCGTCTCAAGGTATCCGATTGCATCATCCACAGCGGCTTGGATTGCAGCTTTTAAACTATTTTGGCTCATGATTTACCTTATTGAACCTGTGAACTAACCTGCATAAAAGCAAGTTTTTTTGCAAGATTTCTAGCTTTATGAGCCTCAGACATCTTGCGCTTTGTTTCTTCAGAATGTTTGTTCCCTTTATGGGCTTCTGATAAGTTTTTCTTAGCTTGCTCTGAGAACTTCATTCCAGTTCTAGCAATTCTACTTTTTTCAACGGACTCTTGGGACATTTTTCTTCCCGTGTGTGCTTTTGATTGCTTGGCTTTTGTCTCTTCAGAGTGTTTTTTGCCTGTTAATGATTGACTAATCTTTTGTTTTGTCGCTCCGTCAAGCTGCTTTCCGTAAGCAAAGTGCTCAGAACCACGCTTTATGCGCTTCTCAATCAACTCTTGAGGTTGTTTTTTGCCTTTATGAGACTCGCTCATTCTTTTGCGAGTTTCTTCTGATACTTCTTTGTTGTATTCGCCGCCAGCAGTCAGGTTGTAGCCGTTGCGGAAAGTATCAAACACAGCAATCCAATGTTGCTCTCGTATTTCAAGATCATCTTTTGAGCACTCTTCAATGATCTGCCAAGAAAAAGCATCAATGCCATACTTTTGCATGGCACTATAAATTGCACTACGTCTTGCGCCAGTATTCACCCAAGACTTGTGCTGAACCCACCTTCGATAAACGTCTTTTGAGATGCCGATATAAGACTTACCACTTGCAATGTGGGTAATCTTATAGACTCCGCATATCTTGGACTGGCTCATCTTTGACCTTTGCTGGTCGCCCGACCTTTGGGCGTTCTGGCAATTGTAACGCTTTTACCACAGTTTCAAGCATTTCAATGCGCTTTTCCAGTTCGTCAACCCGTTTTGCGTTAGTAATATCGCCTTGTCGCATCATGAACATTTAGACCACCCATTTCGGAATTACGTTGATAGATTTGCCCCACCCGCCAGAAATGATGTCTGATTTCTGTTTTGCAAAGCGACGCATCATGTAAGCATAACGGGTTGCGTCCATCAAGTCTTCCTTGATTTTGTAGATTTTCCCGTTTTCTTCTCTGTGATACTGGATAAATTCTTCAAACCAATCTCTTAAACCAGCAAACACCTTGAATCGGCCCGTGACCATAAGTTCACGCAACTCCATCAAGCCAACCTCAACACCATTGCCGCCATCAGGCCAAGTTGCGTGTTCTGGCAACATATCAAAGCCAGCCTCTGAATAATACTCTCGCATTTGCTTGGTTGAGCCTTTTTCAGTCTGTAATCCGTCAAGAGGCCATGCAATAGGCACTTTATCTTGCCAAGACTTCACAGCACCCCAAGCCTGTGATGGCGACATTTGCCGAGCCTTCCAAGCCTTGGCGAGATAGAAAATATCACTGTCTTTGTCCCAAGCCAACTGGACTTGTGCTTGAGGATGGTCATAACCAAAGTCACAAGCGCCAATAAGCCAGAAGTGATTTGGGATATCAAATGGCTCACAAGTGATAAGTTCTTCTGAAAAATCATAGATTCGCCCATGCCCAAGCATTGGCGTACCCTTTGTTCGCATCTCCCTTTGATGCGGAGGGAAAGAAGAAAGAAGGTCATCTTTGACTTTCTGACTCAAGTGAGGCGCATCATCCCATCCTTTTTGCATACAGAATTGGGCTGGACTTGGAGAATCCATAAACTGAATAACTAGCTCAGTTCGTCCGTTTTCAGGTGTAAAGGTTAAGATTCCTCGACCACCTTTGTTGCGATCACCAGTTGCAGTTCTAACCAAAACTTGTGGAAAAATTGTTCTGTCTCTTGGCTCCTCGTCAATATGGAACCAATCAACAGCGTCACCCATCAAGGCGTGTTGCCCTTGCGAATAACTCCAGAATTGAATTTTTGAGTTAGAACCGCTGGAATGTTTAACGTACACAGTCCGTAAAGCGCCGGGAGTGCCTACCATTGATTCGTAACCAATAATGCGATCAGGCGGTATCAATCCACCCTCAAACTTGTCGCCAACTTTACGCCCAATGATTTCAGTCTGAAGCAAATCTCTTGTTTTTTCACCAGAGTAGCCAAGACACCAAATCAATGGAGCGTGTTCAAACTTATGACCATTCCATTCTTCTGGATAGTCACCCAAGGCATGAACAGCATCAATGTAAGTTCCAAGATATGTTTTGCCAATGCGGTTAGCGGCAATCAGACAGGCTTGAGAGTAATCATCAGTCGCACCAATGAACTCTTTTTGCCAATCATATAAAGTCTTGAAGACGTAAAGGACTCGGTTTTCCCGCATCCTTCTTTGCTTTTCTTCAAGAAGTTTTAGCAGTTCAATCTTGTCAGACATTCAAAGCACTCATAGCGGCTTTGATTTTTTTGTCCAATTCAGAATCAGACATATCCGCAAATTCAAGAGCGCCACCATCCTTGCCAGTGACTTCTGTTCTAGCCAACTTGGGGATATGGTACTCAATCGCCCTGAGATACAAATCAGCGGCTTTAGCGGGATCAGGTCTATTGCCCTCAGAACCCTCTGCAACGCGATCAAGCCAATCTTGTAGCTTATGGGCATTGCCCTCTGCAAAAGCGGCTATAGCGGCCCTTACGTCAGCCGTAGCCCTATTGGGTGATCCCTTGGGGCGGCCTCTGCTATTTTGATTTTGTTTATTCATGTTTGACTCCCGTAGGTTGGTCAAGTTAGTGCAGACTCACATCTGCGGGGTTGTTACTGGCCTAGAAGACCTGACGCTGGCATATCGTTGATTTCAAGAATCTTAATCAAATCTGGATCGTAAGTCACATAGTTGATTGATCCCGGAACATCTGGTGAATCATATATCAAACCGGGAATTCCTCGCTTTCGCAGAGTTTCTTGGATTTGAAGTTCTGAAACACCAGCGGCTCTCAGTTTGCCAACAATGTCGCCACCCAAATATTCGTCACCAGCAATGCCGAGTTCTTTTGCGTACTCTTGAACTTGCTTGGGCTGTTGAGACAACGGTTTGTCAAAAAGCATATAGTTTGGCAAAGCCTCGTCAGCAATGTCTAACTTATAGAGATAGCTATCACGAGGAACCGACTCAATCTTTTTGATTGTTTGTTCGGCTTTCTTTGCAAACTCTGGGGAGTATTCGCCACTTTCAATAAAGTCTTGGCGCAACTGCTTTGGATTCTTGTAAAGCAAAGCTGACTCAAGCACTTCCATTGATTCGTAATCTTTGCTTTTCTCGGCTTGCTTATACAAACCCATTAGCTTTTCTTCCCATTGTGGCGCTCTAGGAAGATATTTGCCCTCGGCTTCACGCCTTGCGGCGGCGGCATAAGCACCTTGTGTGTAAGCTGAGCCAGTGTCAGGCGCTCTTTTTACATCAAACTTACTGAATAAATTTGGCCCTGCATGGTAAGCCGTAATCCCGGCAGGGTTATAAGCGTTAGCCAGCACATTTGCCACTTGCTGCGCTTTAGGCCCGTAAATGTCTTTGGTCTGCAAAAACTCGTCCGTAGCTTCACGATTTAGCTGATTGAAGGCTCTTGCTCGGTCATTGGCACTGGTAAGCAAACCAGCCAATCCTTGCATTTGCTGTGATCGTCTTGGGTCTTTCATGTACCCAAGCAAGCCATTAATCAAATCAGCCATATCAATCTCACTTCTTGTAACGGCCCATTGCTTTGGCGGCTTCGCTCAGAGCAATAGCAATAGCTTGGTCACGGCTTTTGACAACCTTGCCACCCTTTCCAGAGTGCAATTCCTTGTCTTTGTATTCGCCCATGACTTTGCCCATCTTGGCTTCGCCTTTTTTGTTCATCTTCATTTCTTGCCTTTCTGAGCAGAAAACTTGTAAGCCATTGATTGCCAGCCCTTGGACTCGGCTTGCTTACGGGCTTGTTCAGCCAGTTTCTTGGCCTCTTTGGAGGTCATTGGTTGCTGATTAGTCGTTCCCATGATCGGCTCCCCA